GATGGTTGTGCTTGTTTATTTGGGTTAGCAAATGAGTCAATATCTTCCTGGAAAACCTGGGGTTGTGGCGCTGTAAATTGTGTTTTCATTTGAGAAATTTGTTTTTTTACAGGCTGACGTCGAGGAACATCAATTTCAATTTCGTTCATCAGGGCCTGTTCACTATCATCAAGTTTCATAACATTCGTATTTTTACGATCAAGAATAATTTCACCGTCCATTACTATTACTCTTTATATTGAAACTATTCTAATCTCTTTAACGCACTTTATAAAAAATGTTGATTCAATATAAATGAAACTTAATAACACCAACAAAAATACGATCAGAGCTATCGTCATCGTCATCGCAGTATTGTGTGTTCTCACAATGTTCCGTACCAGCGGATACCAGGGTAAAGATGTCGAAATCGAAACCGTCAATACGGGTTCGCTCTTCGATATCCCATCGACCCAAGAATGTTTGGGTGATGCATACTATTCCGACAGTAAAGGTGGTGTATGCAACGGTCAAAAACTTGTTCAGGAACAAGCGGGGTATAAGATGAAGTAAAATCTCCAGTATATATAAATGGCTTTAGTGACTAGTCAGTCCACTTTACCCGATTTCGAATATGAACACCATACTATAGTTGTTGATAACACAAATTTAGTAAATAGTCAAAAACCAAAATTTACCGCTTTTCTCCCAACAGTTTTGGAAAATATTGTACAAGTACAATTAATTGCTGGTAATTTTACTGGTTTGGGATTTTCACCACAGTTAATAAATTTACATATAGATCAGTTAAACACACCGTTTTCTCAGTACGCAAAAGATACACTCTCGTCAACTAATCAAATTAAAATACAAAATCTATTTGGTAGTTTTGTAACAAATAACACTACTAGTTATACTTTTAAAAACGAATATCCAATTATCCAACAATATTATAACCCAATTCGTAAACTCGATAGATTATCCATACATTTTTTAACCACTACTGGTGCAGAATTGGCGGTCGGTAACGCTTATCTTATATTTAAATTCATTTGCAAAAGAAGAAACGTATCCTATTAATTATTTCAGGGCGTCGTGCACTTGTATTTTTAACCTTTTCTTATTATAAATGTCATCTGGTATTGTTCAACTTATAGCAATTGGTGCTCAAGACGAACACATTATGGGCGAACCAGAAATATCTTTTTTTACGTCAACGTTTAAACGACATTCTAACTTTTCACAATCCGTTGAAAAACAAACTATTCAGGGAGATGTGAAAGCGAATTCTATGTCATCTATTCGTTTTGATCGAACAGGTGATATGTTAGGGTATACATATCTAACAATTGATAATAATACACAGGCGCTTGATATCCAGAGGTGGGATACACTCATAGATAAAGTTGAACTTCTTATTGGTGGACAGGTTATCGATACACAAGATGCGGTTTTTACCGAAAAAATAGCAATCGATACGTTTGCAACAAACGTTTCAAAAAGTGCGAATGGTACACACCCAGGTATAAGTGCTCGCTCTTATTTCTATCCATTTAGATTCTTCTTTTGTGAGGGTGCACAATGCGCTTTACCCATAGTGGCTTTACATTACCATAACGTCGAATTACGTATACATTGGGGACCAAATGCGGGTAACTATAATTTCGAGTGTTACTCAAACTATTATTACCTCGATAATGAAGAACGCGGTAACCTTGTTTCGCGTAATCATAATTTAATTATTACACAGGTTCAAAAAAGTATTCCTTCAAATGAACTTTCACAGGAATTGACATTTAATCACCCGGTCAAGTATCTTGCATCTTCAGATACAACGACCGAAGGGGCATTAACATCAACGACCAATAAAATAAAGGTTGAAATAAACGGTTTAGATATAGGTAATTTTAAATGGGCGAAACCACACTTTATAGACGTTATGAACTATTATCATACAAACTTTGTTACGTCCCCCGATTTTTTCTTATACTGTTTTTGCTTATCGACGAGTTCACTCCAGCCGACAGGAACGCTCAATTTTAGTCGATTAGATTCTGCAAAGATAGTCAGTCAAACCATGGTGATTACTGATCCTATATACGCAGTCAACTACAACATACTTCGTATTGAAAATGGTATGGCCGGTCTTATCTATGCAAATTAAAATACATACTTATATTAAATGGTTAAAAACATACCGACCATCGAGCGGTCTACCAAAATCCGGTTTGGTAAACACGCTACGGATGACCAGGCTGAAAACACGATTGTTTTTAATGCCTCTAATGTTGCTATAGACGCTTCATCTGCAGGGGGTGTTTATGTAACACCTATGCGAACAGTTGATCCATCTTCGCCAGATGTAACAGTTTTGAGTTACAACACCGTCACAAAAGAAATAGTCAACTCGAATACAGCAAGTGCTGATTTATTTAACTCAAATTTACATTTCGTGAGTCAGAGGGGTAACGTCACGTCTAATACTTTACAATTCACAAACCCAACGACTGCTTTTATAACAACCGGGGGTGTTGGTATAGGTTCTTCCGTTTTAATAGACTCTAGTGCGACCAACCAAGTTCAAGTTTCGGGAATTATCAAGACAGGTACACTTCACGCAGATAATATAGGTATAGCAAATACTTCACCCACGCATGCATTAAGTTTGGGTAATGAGGGACAACTTCGTTTGAATGTACCTACAGATTCTATATATGCACTCGAAACTGTCGGTAATGTTAGTGCACAAAACTATATAGGGGATGGTGGACTTCTTTCAAATGTAACTTTACAAACTGTTACGGATAAAAGTAATATTACTTCAAATACACTCCACCTTACAAATCCAACAACATCACTCAAGGCATATAGTAATATAATTGTCGATGGTAAAATTTCGGCAGGTACACCTATAGAAACGACTAGTGGTGGTACGGGTCATGATACTTATATACCGGGTACAATACTTTATGGTACAAATACAGGAACATCGCTCGGACGACTCGTTCCTGCAGGTTCTAATCAAGATGCCGGTAAATTTCTTCGACTTGATGGTAGTGATATACCCGAATGGGCGGAAGTTCCCCTAACTCTTGATGCCGTTCTCGGTAATACAACTGCGGTTTCAGATGGGTCTATGGATTTAACAGGTACAGGTACAACAATAACGACCGCTGGTAAAATAAAAGCCGCCTCTTTCGAAGGACTTGGTTCTGAACTTGAAGGTATTAATGCAGCTAATGTAGCACCACTTTCCGGGACATTCACAACCTCTGTTTTACCTATCGTACCCGTAACCAAGGGTGGTACAGGTTTAAATTCGGTCTCTACCGGTGACATACTATACGCACCAGGCACTGATCAGATTGCGAATCTTGCTAAGGGGACTGCAAATAAAGTTTTACAAATGAATTCGGCTGCAACTTTACCTGAATGGACGTCGACAATAACGGGTGCTACACTCAGTGATCCAACTCTAACCGGTACCATTACAGCAACTGGATTAAATAATAATAGAATCCCGTTTACGAATGGGTCCGGAGAATTAGTATCGGATACAAAGCTCCAATTCGATGGTGTAAATACAATGACGGTTGGGTCTAATCTTACAATCTCGGGTAATTTACTCGTACAGGGAAACACCACGTTTCAACATACACAGAATCATACTATTTCCGATCCACTCATTGAGTTAGGTAACGCGAACGCGAGTGATACTATAGATTTGGGTGTTATAATGACGCGTCCGACCTCAAATGTAGTTGCTGGATACATGGGCGACGAGAAAAAATACGTTATCGCGTATACACTCAGTGATCCACTTAGTCCTCATATCGTTCCTACGAACGCGACGTCGGATCAATTCATGACTTTGAGTGTTGAAGGTGGTAATGTTTTGGCGGGTAACGTTATCACGACTTCACCTATAGAAATGTCTAGTGGTGGTACCGGTTTAACTTCTGTAGCACAAAACGAACTGTTATTAGGTCCAGCGTCTGGAACTACTTTGACTAAACTTCCACCTTATAATACAGATGCTACTAAAAAATTCCTTAGAAGTAATAATTCTGGGGTAACATGGGACGACGTTTCTTCGACTTTACAAGCAATTACAGATGGAGGGGCAACGACAACACAAACAGTCGCGTTTAATAACACAACCACGGGTTTAACATCCGCGGGTGATATTGACATTGCAGCTACGAAACAGATCGATTACGCTGGTGATGTTTTACTTAAATCGTCAGCAGGTATACCAGCATCTTTAAAAGTAACGAACGCGATAAAACTTGACCCTTCTCATGCATCACCTTCGAATAACGTTTTATCGTTTAACA